TCAGCCCAGGGACTGCCGTTTCGAAACCTTCGAGCGGTCGTAGACGCGGGCCGTGGTGGCCGAGCTGGCGTGAAGCTCGGGCAGGGCGCCATACCGTGCCTTGTGCTGGGTCGTGTAGTACGCCCGCAGGTCGTGGAAGGTGAAGCGCCTGCTGATCACCTTGGTCTCCAGGGCCTCGACCATGGCCCGCTGCCAGCCCGTGGTGAAGCCCGATTCCGTGAGCGGGCTGCCGTGCTGGTTGATGAAGACGTGCAGCGATGTCTCGGGGCGTGGCAGTTGCAGCAGCCTCTTGGCCAGGTCCAGCATGGCCGGGCCCATGGCGATGTTCTCGGCCCGCTTGGTGCCGCCGTGTTGCTTGGCGCGCATCAGCCGGATCTCGCCGGCCTGCATGTCGATCTGCGGCACCTGCAGGGCCAGGAACTCCACGCGGCGTGAGCCCGCCAGGGCGGCAAACTCCGCCATCAGGGCCAGGGTCTTGCGCGCAGGGCTGCCGGCCTCCAGCCAGTCCAGGAAGGCGCGCAGCTCGGCCGGCTCCGGCGCCTCTGTTCTGGCCCGCTCGCTGTTCTTCTTGACCTGCTTGCACGGGTTGGCGTCAATCAGCCCGCGCTCGATGGCCACGTTCATCAGGTTCGAGAGCAGGGCGATCTCTCGGTTGCCCCGCACGGGCGCGTCTGCACGCTCCACGCGCAGGAACCTGGCTATGTCTGTGGGGCGCACCGCGGCGGCAGGCACCTCGCCCATGACCTCGATGAGCTTCAGGCTGTAGGACTCATAGTCCTTCTTCGTGCGCTCCGCCAGGGCCGTCCAGCGGGCGGTCTTTTGGTACAGGCCCCAGAGCTCGCGGATCGTGCCCTGCAGGTTGGGGACGTGATTCATCTCCAGCACGGCCTGGATGGCCGCTGTGCGATCTGTTCCCAGGTTGACGGGCTTGCCGCCCACCGGGTGGTATCGGTAGGTGACAAGCCCATTCTTGCGAGGCCTGGCCTCCATCCGGGGCAGAAGGCCGAAGCCCGATGCTCGCTCTCTTCTGCGACCCATCACTTACTCCATTTGAATCCGCGCTCGGACGCGGATGGTTTTTTGTTGTTGAGCTTTTCGTCCACCATGGTGCGGCCCACCAGGGGCAGTCCATCAGGACGGATGCCGGCTATCGGCAGGCCCAGCACCTCCTTGATGTAGCGGCGCTGGGCGAAGCGCTGCTTCAGAGGTTTGCACAGGCCGTCGATTTCTTCCTCGGTAAGGAAGAGGCTCAGGACCAGGGCTTCAGTCGCCATACCGCCAGCCTTTCTTCTGAGACGGCAGCGTCAATGGCTGCGCGAGGCGCAGCATGTCGTGGAGGACTTTAGGCATCGCCATCTCGCGAGGCCTCCAACAGTTCACCGCCTGCAATGCTCATCGCGCGCTCAAGCATGTAGGCGGCGGAATGCAGCATGATGTCGTCGTAATTTGCCTTGTCGATAACCCCAAGTGCTTTGGCAATCCTTACTGTCAGATCAGGCAGCGGCCCGATGGTTAGGTCGCCACATGTGCCTGGCCCCATCGCGTCGCCTTCTGCTTCGGATTTTTGGTAGTACATGGCGACCAAATCGCTGATGCCGAAAAGCAAATCGCTATTCGAGTGTTCCGCATAGAACTTCAGCACCCCTCTGGCGCACCCCATCCAGCACATCGCGTCAAAGTGCGTATCTTCGATCTCCTTTTCTGTCGGCGTAATGGAAGGTTTCCCGCGCTTCTGGGGTCGTTTCACATCGGTGAACACGATCTGCTCAGGGGTGTCTCCCGTCACCTGGCTAAGCGCAGCCGTTGCCGTGGCTATGAATGCCGTGCGAGCCGCTGATTCCGTGTCGCCCGGAACAAGACGCGCGGCATTGATGCACGCCGCAACGTCATAAGTTGCAGATTCGTGATCCTCCTTGTTCGCCTTGGATGCCTGTAGCGCTATGTCTGCTCCGATCCTGAGCAGGCGGTCGGATTCGCCGCTGAACCCATGGGGCTCATCAGTCCTGCTCGCTTCATGCAGGGCTTGGGAGGCCATCCGGAACAGAGCGCAGCTTTCCTCGAAGGTGGGTGCGGACTGAGGGGCGGCAGGTGTTGCTGTGGGCGACGATGTGACCGTGCCGGCCTTGCGGCGGGCCTGGGTCTTTTCGGCAACGGCGTTCATGCTTTGGCTCCCAGGGCGTGGAAGTTGGGGCCACCGTGCCAGCGGCCAATGTCTCCGATCACAGAGTCGCCCACTGCATGGTCTGCCACGCTGCCGACACTTGTGGTGATGGACTGAGCTGCACTGATCAGGTTGAGCCGCTCCCACTCGCCATCGCTCGTCAAGGCCATTGCAAGAATGCTGCCCAGCGTGGCCATATTGCCCGCGACGACTTCCAGCACAGCAGCCAGCTGCGCGCGCGAGAACGTGACGCCGACCTCCTGGGCCGCTTCTGGATCCCTGCGGATGGGTGGAGTCGGGCGGTCGTGGTACGGCCTGGGGCCCGCGTAGGTCGTCATGGCCCGCAACTCGCCGAGGTCATGTTTGGCGTTTGCGTAGGCTACGCAAAGCCTCCCGGAAAAGGCCTCTGCGTGGTCGATCAACAGCGAGACATAGACGGCTTCGCCAGCCGAGGCGCAGGCGTCGGGGTTGAACTGCTCCCGGGCGAGCTCCAGGTTGTTGTTGATGTGGCTGAGCATGTCCGCCATGCTGCTGGCGTCCAGGCCTGGAAGGTCTTCCAGTTCATCGGCCACAGTCCCTTCTAAGTGACCCAGTATCCGGGCTGCACGGTCAAGACTTGGGCACCGATAGCGCTCCTCGGTGCCGCAGTGCGTGGTGTTCAGCACCGTGTAGAACAGCGAGGCGGCAGCCTTTCGGGCCAGGGCATCGGCCTCGGTGGCGGCAACGTCCGAGCGGCTTGCTGGCGCCGGCTTCTGAGTCGCTCGCGGGGCCGCGGTTTTGCGAGCGGGGGCTAACGTGGCATCATTCGACATGATTCGTTTCCTTGTGCAAAGGGTTTCGGGTCACGAGGTCTGCTCGGTTGGCGCCGAGCTTCCTCAATAGAGGCCGGACAGGTTGGCGCTTGTCCGGCTTCGCCTTTTGTGGCGGTGCTTGTTGTGATCGCATGGTTTCCTTCGGGTTGATTTGTTGGTGTCAACGATGCCCGTGATCCCGTTTCATTTAACGGGCGGCTTGAGATTTGCAGATTTACAACACGCCTGAAACAGGCTGGATTGATGCTCACAGCAGGGCTGCCTGGGGTTGCGAAGCTGGCTGCAGGGGCACACCAGCGGCTTTCTTGCCGCGCTTCGGTTTCGGCGCGCTGCGCTGGGCCATCGCTACCTCCACCAATGGGCGGATCAGCCCGACCACGCTGGCATACTAGGCGGGGCGATAGCCAGAGTGCTGATGCTCTACAGCCTGATAGGGGACCAGCGCGCCGTACTCTTTGCCCAGCTCCGTCAACACCCATTTGCTGCGAGGCTGGCCCTTGCCGTTGGTCCAGCGCTCTTTCGACTGGAAGCTCATCTGCTCCAGCGCGCTGTTGACCTGTTCCGAGGTCGCTCCGGCACCGATGAGCGCCGCCAGTTCCTTCGGTGTCATGCGCGGGTTGTCCGTGGCGGCCGTGGTCGTCAGCAGGTTCGTGTAGTCCAGGCCCGTGACGGCCTTCACTTCCTTCGCTGCAATGACCTTTGCCATGCCCGCATCCACGCCCAGCAGTTTGCAGATCTTGAGCTGTGCGCCCGTGATCGCAGCGGCTTCGCGGTAGCGCACTGAGGCGCGGGCGGGCTTGGAGGGCTGCTCCAGCGTGGCGGCTGCCTTGGCGCGAAAGTAGGCACCTTCCATCTCCTCGAACACTTCCCAGGCTTTGTCGGTGGTCAGCATCTTGGCGTGGCGGGCTGCGCCCAGTTCGGTCCAGAGCACGAGGTGTGGTGCACGTTCGGCCACTACCCCGCTATTTGCGGGGTAGTGGGCTTTAAAGGCCCGCAAGGCTTCACCATCCAGCTTCACGAAGTGCTTGCCTTCCTCGAAGCGCTCGGAGTTGCGTTGGTAGTTGTCGGTGAGGTTGCGGTCGGCGCAGCCGTAGAACTGCGCAAGCTGCAGCGTGGTGCAGACGGGCCGGTCTTTGTACGTGACGCGCGGGGTCTTCACTCCGGCGATAGTGACGAGTTCGGTCATGTGGATTCCTTGGTGGTGGTGCGGTGCAGGTCGGCTTGGCGGCTTGCTTCGAGCCTGAGCACGACCTCGGCCGTCAGGCTTCGGCGCGCGCTTTCCGCTTGCTCTTGCAGCCAACTCTTCAGCTCCACTGGGAGCCGAAGGTTGGTCTGGACTTCGCTGGGTGCCATCGTTTTTCCTTTCATGTAGCACTCTGCTTGGTTGTCAATGTAGCAGTCTGCTTGGTTGCGTGCAAGCACTTTGCTTGGATAATCGGCGTATGGCCTCTGAAGACGTACAAACCAACCTCCGCTTGCCCTCCGGACTCAAAGAACGGCTGGTGGCATCTGCCGCCGCGAATAACCGCTCGCTGAGTGCTGAGGTAGCCTCTCGTCTGGAGGCCTCTTTTGCTGGGAGTACTGAAGCTCAAGACCTCAAGAACGAGATGCTGCTGACACGACTCCACCTGCAGGTTTCCAGGGCTGAGCAAGCTCTTCTTGAGGCCAAAGCTACGGAGCGGGATCTGCTGGATACCTTCGAAGTGCTCAATGGCGCGGGAGCTCCCAAGGACCATGTCGAGGAAGCCAATCAAGACCACCTTCAGGCTCTTCAGCGCGTTAGATTTGAGGAAGAGCATGTGGCGCGACTTCGCGCTGAGCTCGACAGGCTGGAGGCACGAGTTAGAACTGGCGTTGGAGCCTAGGCGGCAATATCGCTCTGGCGACTTGATCAACTTCTTCGCGGGGTCTCGCCCAACTCTGCTGGGGCGTGTGGGCGCGCTTTTCATCACACAGACCTACCGACCAAGCGCTCGGTCAGAGGGCGCTCCCGATACTCACCGAAGGCTCCGCCGAACACCTCGTTTGCTTCCTCATGGGCGATGCGATCCAGCTTCGGATTCGTCTGCAGGGCGTTCATGAATGCCATCGTGTGGCACCACTTCAGCGGCTTGTGCATGATGTCGTCATCCTTGGTGGCCGAGTTCTCCAGGTCCAGAACGAAGATGAGGTTGCTGCACTTGTCACCGTACTTGCGCACGTCTTCGGTGCCGCGGTCGGCTTTGTTCGTGTTGATGGCCTCGAAGATCGCTTCGCGACTGGCCTTGCTGTCCAGCGCAGGGCACAGGTGGACCAGATACTTCCCGATCTCGATTTCCTGAAAGCCGATTTCCAGCTCCTGTTCTTTCAGGATCGCGATGGCCTGGCCATACACGGCCTGGGCTGCAGAGTTGTCAGCTGCTGCGGCGCGGTCTTGCTCATGCAGGCGGATGCGGTCTCGCGCCATTTGCTTGAGCATGATGTTCCGGCGAGCGAGATGGCGCAGGTAGACCAGCTGCTTGATGAGCTGGGCGGCTGTCTCGGTGCCGTTGATTCCAAGTTTCATGGCTTCGGCTTCCTCGTGGTTACAGGTGCTGGCGCTGGGATGCGCGGTGATTGCGCCAGAGCAGGCCCAAGGCCCAGGCCATGGACTGCAGCAGGGTTCCGCCAGCGCGGCGGCGCATGGCGACGAGACGAAATAGGCATGCGGCCTGGCTCATGAGGTACTCCTTTTGACGGTGATGGGGAGGGCCTGGAACGCGGCGCCCGCGTCGATCTCGGCCTGGATGGTTGTCTCGCGCTCGTCGTGCGGCATGCCGGCTGCTGCCAGCTGCTCGCGCCGTGCAGAGGCGTAGTCAATACGGATGCGCTCGCGGTCTTCGATCTGGCCGTTGCCGCCGAAGCCACAGTGCGAGCACATGCACGGCACGCCCTTGGCGCGCAGCTCGCGGCCCTGACGCTCGGCAGCGCGCACTTGATGGGGCTGCAGGCCGTTGGCACGGCAGATGCGACGGATCCAGCCTTCAGTGAGGCTGCTGTGCCCGTGGCGCGCGTCTTGGCGAACCTGCAAGAGCGCTTCGGTCTTGTTGAGCGTGATCTCTTCGAGGAGGTGGCGAGAGAAGGGCGGCATCAATCACTCCAACAGGTTAAGGAATGGATGCCTGCGGCACCCTTTCGCAACACCTCACTGGCGGGACTTCATCCCTGAACCTGCCCTCTGCATCCTGTTGGGCTTACCGGCTTCGTATCGCTTGCCGAGGTTGTGGCGCTTGGTGTTGCTTTGGATTGGATTTAAACACTGTGTTCTGTATTTGTCAACACTACGTTTGAACATGGTGTTTTGGAGGAGGCGTAAAAAAGCCCCAACGCGCGGGGCTTGTGTTTGGTGGTTCCGCGTAGCGTCTGACCTCTGGCCGGCAGGCTCGATGGCTACATTGGTGCACCACACGGGAGATACCCATGCACCACCTCGACACCATCGATGGAATCATTGCGCTCGCGGAGACAGGCCCTGGCGTTGAGCCAGGCGAGGCGCTCAATGTCTTGGCCAGGATCATCAGCGACATGGATCCCAAGGAGGCTCACTACAAGGAGCGGGTAGCTGGTTTGGTACTCGTTGGGGCGACGTTGTGGCGCACGTCTATTGCTGCCGGAAACGCGACTCTTAATTCCGCCCTCTGGAGGGCGTAGCGTCCAAGAAAAAAGCCCCGAGTACCGGGGCTTGTGTAGGGCGGTTGAGGGGGCAGGGCGGCTCAGTCGGCCGATGGTGCGGGGGTTGCCTGGTGCTCCTCGCGACCCAGCTCTGCCAGCGTGTCCTGCAGCGTCTTGATCAGCTGCTCAACGTCCTCTGGTGGCATCTCAACTCAGGTCGTCGTAACGGGCAGGCCTGCCGATGTCTGGCCGTGTGCTTCAGCCCGACAAGTGTCTTACCGCCCACGATGCGCGTGCGGTCACTGGTGAACTGCTGTAGAGGCGTGGAAATCATGGCTCCATCCTGGCATGAAGAAGCCCGCTCGGCGCGGGCTAACATGAGGCTTCTTCCGTTTCAGGCTGCAAGAAGACCGTGTTCCTCGGCAGTGTCTTTTTCGACTTGCAACCCCTTGCTAAAAAACATCACCTCTGAGCCGACGTAACGGCGCTGTGCGGTGTAGTTTAGGCCGTAGGTATAAGCATGCGACATGCGATACATCTGCTGTATCTCGGTCACGTTGTCATATGACACAATCCATCGGCGCGAAAAGCGAGAGGAATTCAGTAGCTTGGCTATGGCTGCATGGTCATCATGTTCGTAGAAATTCCTGTACAAACCTTGCCCCTTGACGTAGTAAGGGGGATCAAGATAGATCAGGGATTTGCTGGGTAAGAATTCTCGGCAGCGCTTGAGAAGTGCCAAGGCATCTTCGTTGTAGACAGAAATTGATGCAGTGTGCTTGGCGATTTTTTCGATGCGCTTTGCCAGCACATCTTTCTTAAACCGCGCATCAAGCCTGTAGTTGCCAGTTTGGCCAAGTCCCCCGATCACACCGCCTTTTAGTACTCCGGAGCGATTCGTTCGATTCATAAAGAGAGTGGCGAAACCTCTTTCAACTTGTCCAACATCGACCTCGCCCCGTAAAACGGATCGCCAGTAGTGCCACTGCTCCATATCTACTGGCGTGTCGTGTAGCAACTTTAGCACTTCCTCTGGTTGTGAGGTCACACTTGACCAAAAATCATAAAGCGCTGGGTCGTAGTCATTGATATGGATGTGTGATGCTTCCCCGTGGAATAGCAACTCTAGGGCCACACCAGCGCCGCCTGCATAGGGCTCGAGATAGTGTGCCCCTGCCAGCTCATTGGACTGCATTAGCTTTGCGATAAAGGGGGCAAACCGGGCCTTGCCACCAGGGTAGCGCAGCGGAGTATAGAGACGGTTTGAGTACATCTCTTTATTATACAGCTTTTTAAATTGATCCGATATTTATTGATTTGTCGACCCCATGGGAATCATGGAGAATATTGAATAATTTCTCTATATAGATATCCATGAATGCACTGAAATTCTCTTTATTGGATTTAATATAATATACCCACGGATTAGAGTCTCTTTTTTTTATCCGTAGTAAATTTTGAAACTCTTCAGTCTTGTAGAAATTCTTGAATAGCTCGCGGTCCTTCTTTTGTGTCTGATCTCTTTCCTTTAAATTCAATCCTTGATTTTTATCTTGGATCAATTTACTCAAGTCAATAGGTGCATCTTTGAGGTCGAATCTCGAAATTAAGTTATGGGATATTTTTTGAAATACTTTTTTGTTGAACTTGATATCGTTCTTCCAAAAAATATCGCTTGCTTCTAGATTATAAAGGAACTCAAATATCAATTGGTCTGGTGGGAGTCGTCCAGGTAGCGAGATGATTGTTTGGATCCCTTGAATATTCTTGACATCACCATCTAGTACGATGAGGCTTTTTCTCGAGAACTCTGGGACGCCTTTCTGAACTAACTGTATGTAATTAGTGCATCCCATTGATATTTCTGAAAATTGATTAAGTATTTTTTTTGTTTTATGTCTATATATTATGGCGTTAAAATAATCGAATGCCTCTTTATCTTCGAAGTAAGTGTTTATTTTTGGTAATAAAAGGTCTTTAGATATTTTAACTGTTTTTGTTAATAGGTCTGCCTGAATGTCCGTCCAAGACACATCTTCCATCTTCGCAACTTTTCCGTAAGAATCGCTGAGATAGATTGTCTTAAATCTTTTTCTATACTGTTGGCTAAGATTGTGCACATGCTCAATCATAGTTGGAGAGTGTGAGGTTATGATTACCTGAATGTCGAGTTCCTTGCAGTATTCTGCCAATACATTGATGAGTTCAATTTGAGCAGCCGGAAAAAGCGCTGCATCTGCTTCATCAATTAAAAGAACTCCACCATGGTAATCCTTGTATTCTTCTTTTAATTTTTTAAAGGATAACAATGAAGAAATTATTTTTCCGGTATTATCCTCTCCTGAGGAAACAGAATCTTGGTCATAGTAATCGCTGTGTACAACAGCTGATTTAACGCTTCCAGATGTGCCGGTAGATTTATTTGAGGACTTGTTAAGTATTCTATTGTTTAACTTTATGAATTCTTCTCTAACCTTCTCAAGATATTCGAAGTTCGCAGGCTTGTAGTTGCCTCGCTTCGGAATTGGGAGAAGTCTTTCGAGGCTTAAATACACAACAGGGTGCGTAAAATTTCGACTTGTATTCTTGAGCGTAGGAATGGAGTTGTTCTTCCGAACAACGGTTCTCTGAGATGTCTCAACAGGGAGAGAGTTGCCATCCTCATCCACTGTCTCTCCCATTGATCGAGTTACCATCCGTAGTTCGGCCGTTTGCACAGATCTTGTATAAGCGTCATATATCTCGAAATCGACTTCTAGAGATCCAGATACATCATATTTATTGGAGAACCTAAAATGCTCCCTGTAATCAGATTTGAATTTTTCTTTTATAATAGTTTCAAACTGAATTTTTTCACTGCTAACATAATCTTTGTCGAAGCTGAATATTTGAGCTGTTATACCTAGAATTGATGATTTGGATGTTCCATTTTTTCCGCAAATTAATGTTAGGTGATCGCCGATTTCTATATTGATGTCATTTAATGCTCTGAATTTTTTTATGTGGAGCTTGTTGACTTTGGTAATATTTGGATTAGGCATATAAACGGCAATCCCACTTTTATTAATAGATTTTCACTGATGTGAATAAAGCAGCGGCTAAAACACCATCGAATCCGCCCCTCCGACCTACAACCTCGCGGCGTCGCCTTGCATAGTGATGTGTCATGGCGGTATGGCGGCTGACACTTGGTGCGGCCCCGTGACCTTTGCTATCGGCGCCCATACGAGGTAGGCGACCCAACTCTTGCCGTCTCGTGTGCAGTAGACAAGGAATTCACCCTTGTCGCGACTGCTCGGCCGGTACTTGAACTCGCCGCAACCCCTGACCGAGTTTTGCGCAAGAGCCTTGCTGATGGGCAGGTTGAAGTCATCTCTCCAAGGGCTGGGGTAACGCTCCTGCAGCGTCATGTCGGCATGGGCAGCAGCGGCTGCCATCACCCCCGCCACGATCAATACCTTCTTCATCCCTCTCTCCTTCTCCGAGATCAGAAATCCTTTGTGCTAGACATGGGCTGCCGCTGACCACGGAGGAGGGCCAACCCATGCCTTCCATGTTCACTGTAGCTTTAGCTCAATCCGCTCGTCGTCCATAAGCTGCACGCTTGCATCCAGCAACGCCTGTCCAGAGATCTCCTTGTCCTTGTATTTGCGTACCGCCTGCGATGGCATCAGGAACCTGTATTCGACCTTCTTCGGCAAGGCATACTTATCAGTAAAGCTCTTTGTCTGCCCATAGATAATCACGTCATACCCGTAAAATCCCTTTGGCAGCACAAGATTGTCATTCAGCGGCGTCAGAATCTTTCTAATCGAGTCATCGAAAAGCGTTTTTCCAATGTCGTATTTATTTAGCTTTAGTGAGTTATAGACATTTGTGCTATTGAGCTTCAATTGAAGATAGGACTTCCCTTTAAAATCGGAAACGCCTACTCCTCCAAGCATGACTTCTGTATCTACAAGGATACTCTGCAGCTTAATAACCTCTAAGAATTTCAGAACCCCGGCTTTCACTTCTTGGTTCGCCTTGCCTGCGTCAAGAGTGGGACTCAAATAGTCAGTTGGCTTCAGTAAAACGATCTTGATTTGAGATCCGGATGAATCCTTTACGACGCCCCCAGCGTTAGAGAACCCGCTTGCCGTAGTCTTGTAGAAGCCTTCTTTTTCAGCAACCAATTTCGCCGTCGATGAGTAGCTTGTCACGTATGCGTACGTTGTATCTCGATTGACTTGGTAGAGCATGTCGGGGCACTTGCCCGCCTCATTCGTGAGGCAGTTGAGGACCTTCTCCTCAGTGTTCTGGCCGCTGAGTGTGACCACGACTGTGACCCCGGGCATGGGTTGGCCCTTCGCGTCCACCACGTTCACGGTGTAGTTGTGATATGTGTACTGAGAACCCCTCTGACTGCCCGAGACACCATATGAACTCGGCATGGGCGCACACGCAGAAAGGCTGGCCAAGATCGTGGCTGCCACAATGAATTTCGTCATCTCCATCCCTCCGGGCAATGAGCTGTAGGTATGACGGATCGTAACCTACTCGATCTCAGGAACCCACTTCCCAATGACGACTCCGCAGATAGTTGCCTCGCCACCAATGGGCGTAAGCCTGGGCTTCCAGTCGGGATTCAAGGCGCGTAGGAACTTGCGGCCATCCTCTTCGAGGTACTGCTTGAAGGTGGCTTGCTGTTGGTTTTCAAGGCGCACGACCACGCGATCACCTGGCTGTGCGGCTCTTCCCGGGTCCACAAAGATGATGTCTCCGGGCTCATAGGATGGTCGCACGCCTGGGTTGCTCATGCTCTCGCCCTCCACGGCAAGACAAAACGTATTGGGCCCATGGCGTACTGGGCAAGGAAGCCAGCTTTCCGCGTCTTCTGGCTGGAAGCGGTCAACGATCTCTGACCAATTACCAGCTTGAACAGACGATATGAGTGGGACCAAGGTCACCCCAGCCGATAGCGGCGTCTGAGGGGCCGGCGACCCGTCTTCTATGGTGCCCTCCCCGTACTTCATCCATCGCATGTTGATGCCGCGCTCGGCTGCGGCAACGAGGCCATCGCTGGACGGGCCTCTGGTTTCCCAATTCTTGGCCGTTTGGGAGTTGGCAAGGCCCAGGAACTGGGAAACGTCAGTGGGGCCAACGCTGGCCTTTCCTGTGAGGTGGGCAACGGCTTGATAGATGCGCTCTGTGACGGGGTGCATGGTGCAATTTTTTTACGAAATGTTTAAACGCGCCGTTCAAACAATGTGTTGCGATGATTTCCAACATGGTGTTTAATGTTGGCTATGAACATTGCCGCTACTGAACTCATCAACCGTCTTGGCGGTAGTACTGCCGTAGCCAAGCGACTTGGATGGTGCTCCCTGAACGGGTCGCGCCGTGTCAACAACTGGAAGCGCCGCGGTATCCCGCTTGGTGTCCAGCTAGACCACGAATGGCTCCGAGTTGCTCTAGCTTCCTCGGGGACAGCCTCTGAGCCCGCCCGTGCCTGACCATGCCGCCGCGTCAGGACATCCTCCGCCCGCCGCGCGCTGTCTCCAGCTCGCGCTCCACGCACATCACGACCCGGCTCGCCCGGCAGCGGATGTGCAGCTCTCCCGCCATCCATGACAACTCCAGCTGGCTGGTGGTCAACGTCTGCTCCCGCGCGCTGGTGTCGGGGTTCACGTTGGTGCTGACGCTAGTCCTTGTGCTGGCGTGGAAGGGCTGTGTTTTGAGGTTCATGGCGGCTCCCTTTGGTGTGGTGTTTGTTTGCATTGCCGCGATGTTCGGCGTTCCCTTCTTCCCCGTCCACGTCCAATTTTTCAGGAGCCGGATATGAGCGCTCTCGATGCGCTGCGCCGCGGCGTTGATCACTTCCCGGGTGGCCGCGCTGTCGTGGCTGTTCGTCTCGGCAAGACGGACGAGGTTCTGCGCAAGGAGCTGTCTGGCGCTTCGTCGCACAAGCTCGGCGCCGTCGATGCGCTGGCCATCACCAGCCTGCTACGCGAGGCAGCCATGCCCCATTGCTACGACTACGCGGCCTATGTCGCGGGAGAGGCTGGGGGGCGCTTTGAGCTGATGGAGGCCTGCCGCGCGGTGGTGGCGAGCCCTGTGGACAAGGTGTCAAAGCTGGTGCTGGAGACCTCGCACATCACCAGTGCGGTGATCGAGGCCATGCAAGACGGCGTGATCTCGGACAACGAGCTGGCGCAGATCGAGCGCGAGATCGCCGAGGCAGAGGAGGTGCTTCGCAAGCTGCGCCAGGCCGCGCGTGCCGTCAACGCCGCAGGCAAACCCCGTGTGATGAACGAAGCGCAGGGCGCGAAGGAGTAGGTATGGCCGGGGACTGGATCAAGATGCGGACTGACCTCTACCGAGACCCCAAGGTCTCGCTCATTGCTGATGCGCTGATGGCTCCTGGCAGCGAGCTTTCGCGTTACGTCACGAACAACTGTCAGCGTGAAATGACCGTCACCCGTAACGTTATGCGTAACGTCACGGTCGGAGCGCTGGTGTCTGTTTGGGGTGTGATGCGACAGCGTGGAAAGCGTAACGGTGACGATTTGGTGTGTCACGGCGTGACGCTAATGGTGCTCGATGACATCGCTGATCTGCCTGGTTTTGGCGCTGCACTCGCGCTTTCGGGCTGGGTTTTGCAGACCTGCGAGGGCCTCGAATTCCCCCGATTTTTCGACGAATACAACGTCTCTCCAGAGGAGAAAACCCGCTCGCAGGGTGCTGAACGCCAACGCCGTTACAGGGAGCGCCAAGGCCAAAAAAGTGACGGTCAAAGTGACGGTTTTGGCTGCGTCACGGGTGACGTAACGGATAACGTCACTGTGACGCCTAGAGAAGAGAAGAATAGAGAAGAGAAAGAGAATACCCCCCAACCCCCCACCGGGGGCCGGCAGCGTCGTCGCAATGCTGCCGAGGAGCCTGACGGCTTTGTCGAGTTCTGGTCGGCATACCCCCGAAAGGTCGGCAAGGACGCTGCCCGCAAGGCTTTCGCCAAGCGCCGGCCAGACGCAGCGCTGTTGGCAAAGATGCTGGCGGCCATCACGATCCAGGCAAGGTCGACGCAGTGGCTGCGTGACGATGGCCAGTTCATTCCGCATCCCGCGACATGGCTCAACGCGGGTCGTTGGGACGACGAAGAGGGCGTGGGGCAAGCGGGGCAGGGCGACAGCGAGAGCCGTCCCCGCTGGGCTCTGCAGGCCGGTTTCGAGAACCGCTGGGAGGCGGAAAACGCGGGTTGTCGTGAGCACAACGCCCACCAATTCCGTGATGGCCAGCGCGCGGAGGTGACCGCTTGAACGCCGCCGAACTCAGCCAGCGCATGGCCTCTGACGCCGCGGCGATTGCCCAGTACCTGCTGCCCAACGGCAAGCGCAAGGCCGGCGAGTGGGTGGCCGGCAGCATCAACGGCGAGGAGGGCCAGTCGCTTTCCGTCCGCCTGACGGGCACCAAGGCCGGCGTGTGGAAGGACTTCGCATCGGGTGAGGCCGGCGATCTGCTGGACCTGTGGGCCGCCTGCCGCAGTCAGTCCATCGGCGAAGCCATCCGCGAGGCGAAGCAGTACCTGGGCATTCGCGACGTGATGCCCGAGCGCGAGAAGAAGACCTTCAAGCGCCCGTCCAAGCCGCAGTGCCAAGCCGCTAAAGCCGGCGTGAAGGAGTGGCTCAACGGCAGGGGCATCACCGACGAGACCATCGCTGCATTCCGGGTGGCCGAGCAGATCCGCGGCGGCAAGACCTACGCCGTGTTCCCATACCTGCGCAACGGTGAGCTGGTCAACGTGAAGTACCGCAACATCGCGGAGAAGCGGGACATGCGCCAGGAGGGCGGGGCAGAGCCTTGCCTTTTCGGCTGGCACCTGATCGACCCCAAGGCCCGCACCGTGGCGATCACCGAGGGCGAGATCGATGCAATGACGCTGCACCAGGTCGGGATCCCCGCGCTGTCGGTCAATGCTGGCGCTGGCAATCACCAGTGGCTGGAGAACGATTGGGAGCGCCTGGATTGCTTCAGCGAGATCCTGATCTTTTTCGATAGCGACGAGGCTGGCAAGGCCGGGGCGCAGGAGATCGTTCGCCGCCTGGGGCTGGAGCGCTGCAAGCTGGTCACGCTGCCCGAGAAGGACGCGAACGAGTTCCTGCAGAAGGGCGCTTGCGGCGAGGACTTCTGGCACGCCACCAAAGAAGCCAAGACCCTGGACCCCGAGGAGATGCGCCAGGCCAGCGACTTCATCAACCGCGTGAAGTCCATGTTCTATCCGGCCCACGATGACGAGGGCGACCCGGTGCTGCGCCTGGACAAGGATCTGGACTGGTTCGAGTTCCGCGATGGTGAGGTCACCGTTTGGACGGGCTACAACGGCCACGGCAAGAGCCTGATGCTGTCTCAGGTGCTGCTGGGGCTGATGCAGCAGGGCGATCGCGTGATGGTTTTCTCCGGCGAGATGACGCCCGAACGCCAGCTCAAGCGCACCGTCAAGCAGGCGGCGGGCCTGGACCGCCCGAGCATGCCCTACATCGACGCCATCGGAGCCTGGCTGCACGACAAGCAATGGTTCTTCAACGTGGTGGGCAGTGCAGGCATCGACCGTCTCCTGGCCGTGTTCCTGTACGGCTCCAAGCGTTACGGCATGCGTCACTTCGTGATCGACAGCTTGATGATGACGGACGTGCCCGAAGACGGCCCAGGCAGCATGACCGCCCAGAAGGAAGCCGTCCGCAAGATCTGCGATTTCGCGCGCCGCAATGGTGTGCATGTCCACCTGGTCGCCCACCCGCGCAAGGGTGCGGACGAGTCCAAGGGACCCGGGAAGCTGGACGTTGCCGGGTCTTCCAAGATCACCGACGGCGCCGACAACGTGTTCACCGTCTGGAGCGCGCGCAAGGACGAGAACGACCCGGACCACGACCCTGACAAGCCCGACGCCAAGCTGGAGCTGCAGAAGCAGCGCAACGGCGATGTGCAGCACTACAGCCAGTACCTCTGGTTCAACAAGGCCGCTCAGCAGTTCGCCACGAACAGCCGGCGTCGCGCCATCAACTATGTCCCTTTCTCAACCCAGGAGCCAAAAGATGAATTCGCTGACCAACCCTGATCGCGCTGTCCCGAACCTTGCGGCTGGCCATGTCCTGCTGTGGAGCCAGAGCCAGTGCGCGCTGCACATCGAGCCCCTCATGGACATGCTGACCAAAAACCGCAGGGCGTGCGCAGTTGACCATTCCATGGACTACGTGCCTCTGACCATCGGCACGCGCGAGGAATGCGACGCCGCGGCAAGCCGGCTCCGGCCAGTCCTCAACGATCGCCGCAGCGGCACCGCATCCCATTGATCCAGAAGATCGTATGACAACAGAAGCACCAACCACACTCGCCGCTGAGCGGCCCAATGTCATCGAGCGTCTGACGAGCGCGAGCACCAGCAGCGACCTGTCCGTGGACCTGGAGAAACGCGGCGATGCGGACTACCTGATCGCCGCTGGCATCCAGCGCGCAGGCCTGGGCCGGCTGGTCCAGCAGCTGATCTGCGAATGGGACCGCCGCGAGAAGCCGCGCCCACTGACCGACGAGCAGCTGCAGCGCGTTGCCGAGCAGCTTCCGCGAAAGAGCAGGGGGCGTCTCGACATGGTGGGCGCCCGCGTGGCCGAGGGCCGTTGGCACATGGAGCGCCGCATGGAGATCCTGCGCGGCCTGCCGCAGTACGCCCGCCTGGTGGACGCGCACGCCGGGTTCCTGCCCTGGGTGCTGGCGCAGGGCATCAAGGACGCCCGCGCCAAGCTGACCGATGTGCTGCTGTGGTGGTGCGACAGCAAGTGCCCCGGCTGCGGAGGCCTCAAGCTGGGCGAGATGGCTGTCTGCGAGACCTGCAAGGGCTTCGGCGACCGTGAGGTGCCGCACGAAGCTGAGGGCCAGCTGATCTCCGAGCACATCGCCAACCATGTGGACCGCGCCCGCTCGGGCACGATCGCCGCTCTGAAGCGAATGAGGGGACTGAAGACAGTTGCGGCCGGCAAAGGCTGATGTATACTGCGGTCCTAGAGCGCAGGCGCAGGTAAACCGCCTTCCTCACATTGGAAACGTCCCCAGGCGGTGAGTCTGGCAAGACACAGATTCGATGAAGGAACTCGCCCAGAAAAAAGCCCGCTAGGTTCGCCAGCGGGCTTTGTCATTTGGGTCAGGTGCAGAAATTAAGCGTTGCGATTGCGCCTTGAGATTGCCAAACCGGCCCCGCCTAACAGAGCAGATAGAACGAGCAAGCCGAGGCCAGACGTAGACGGCACCGGTGTTGCTGTTGGCGTTGAAGGCGTGATAAGAGCCCAAGACCAAGGGGCTGCGCTGGCGTACGAAGCACCTATGAAGGAAGGGGCTGCTACACACGAGTCAGTTGCTCCGGTAGGGCCTGTTCCAATACTCGTGCAATTGAGAGTGTTGTACGCGTCGACAGTGGCGCCAATCTGCATTAATCCAATCTTGTCGCCAATAGCATGTGGAGCTGTGCCAGTTTGCCAAAGTTCAAGAAAGATGTTGGAACTTGTAATTGAGCCCGTGGCAGATGTGGAGACGGTTGCTTGAAAAAGCCTGACATTGGGATTGGTGTTCGCATATGTGTTGATCCCGTCATTGAAGCTGAATGACGTAATCTGAGCGGCAATGGGGGCGTTTGAGAGATTTGCGGCAAGTGGTGCCGCAGTTGTGAACGAGCCTGATGGGATCATGGCCGTCGTGTAGTTTTGGCAGGGGCCACCGTTACAGACTGTGAAGTCCGTTTTTGCCGTGTAGGGCCCCGCGGATGCTGCGCCGTATGTGGCAGCTTGAGCAGCGGAAATGGCTGCGACATACATTGCAACTACCGCTGCTGACTTTTTGAGAGCTAACTTCATGGCGCCCTAGGAATGTTAAGAATTGTTGCGGACGCCGGATTCTGATAGCTGAAATCTTCGACTATCGATGAATTTTCTTAATAGTCATTTGTGTGCAACTGGGTGTTTGCACTATTGAATTCTTGGTTGATTTATGTTATTTGCTGAGTCGTGCAAAAGCACTCGAAATGTAGCTCCCAAGGGCGTCGGTGAGCAAGAGATGGAAAGACACGTCCAAAGAAAAGCCCGCTAGCTTAGCAAGCGGGCTTTTTATTTTCAAAAAGGTTTTTTGGCTCGTTATTAGTTTAATGTAATACGTGCCTTTACTTTATTATTCAGCAACTGGAATAATCTCAATGTGGTGGTCTTTGATTCTAACGTGAAATTCTGAAGTTCTTTCAATGCCTAGTCCGTCGTAATAATGGATTGTTAGAGATCCCTCTATTGAAATTCCAGATTGTGAAACTAGATAGAAATCTGCGGTCTTCATGTTGTCTAAGTGTTGTACCGTGTCATTTTCTAAATAAGCGTTGGAAAGCTCAAGAATAAGGTAAACATCGGTGCACCTGTAGCCGAGGTTCAGCACGCGAAGATGGTGACGATAGTTCTCGCCCCTTGCCATCGAAGAGTTGAGGTTATCCACGCGGAAATCAGCCATCATCCTTCTTTCCTGTTCCTCTCTGGCTTTGGCCGCATCGGCCTGTTGAGCTGAAAAGATTTCGCGATCGTTGTTCAGCTGCTCCCTAGATACTGCTACTAGTTCCGCTTGTTGCTCCACCGAGTTTTTTAGCTCTTCCGCTTGAAGTTTTAAAGCTGCACTGTTTTGGCGAAGCTCCGCGCCTTGCTGGAAAAACCCAAGCACTAGCCAAAGAATGGCAAGAGGGCCAAATGCCCCAGCGAGAAAATCTCCAAGTTCGTTCAATGATAGACCCTGCAGATCTGCCCATCTTCCGTCTACAAAACAGAACATAGCTGTGGCGTAAGCGGCAGTTGCAGCAATTCCGATCCATCCAATTGCTCCGATTTGGCGTGATTCTTTGGCCATTTCTCCTCCTGTTGTGGATCTGCAATTTTGCCATCAGGGGAGTCTTGCTCGCCGCCACCAGGTGCAGTCGGCAAAGCATGCATTGCGCATGGGGTGCAAGGCCTGCGTGGCGGCACCTATCAAGGAGACCTTGATGCTCTACAACGCTCAGAACGCGCGCGGCGCCACGGTCGTGGACATGGACTCCGGCAAGGTGCTCTACAGGGTATTGGAGGTGAACACCCGGGCCGGCTGGGTCAAGGTGCATCGCAACCCTCTGCGCCTGGACGCACAAGGGCGAGGCGCTGGCGAGCGCATTCGCTTCGGCTCGATCTACGCAATCCAGGGCTTGGAGTCGATGCCCTGCCTGTTCCACTGCTACGGGAGGCAGTCGTGACCGCAGCGCGCGAAGTCTGGCAGTCCAACGACTGCCCTGTGGCTTGTGCAGTCGCCGCTTTTCTTCTTGGCTCCCGAAATCTAGTGGCGAATCAATGGCACAGCATAGGTGACAGGACCCCTGGTGTTGATTGTGCTAACGCAGTTCGCATCCGCGCATGTGCCGTAAAGCGCGATGTATGCCAGCAGACCTCCGGTGAAATCGCGGCCGTGGTTGAATTTCAGAACGTTTACGCCAGTGAGATCAGGCCTGTTCGGCTGATCGATTACGGATTGAGCATTTGGCTGGCAGCGGCCTTCGCAGGAGTATCTAAGTTGCCTCTCAACAGTGGCGTTGGGAGCGACGAGGTCAATCTGTATGTCGCTCATCGATTGAGTCACGGTGTCGTATACGTAAGAGCCGGCGGCAGTGCTGCCGCCAGCGAATTGCACTCCTGAGAATGAGAGCGTGATCATTTCGGCTTGTACCGCTGTCGCCAAAAGAATAGGCGCAATAGCTATTAGCGATCGAAAATTCATAGGTAGATTGTCTTGGTTGATGTGGTTGCTTATCCGAAGACTATGACAGATGAAGAGGCTCAGATTTTTGTGAGTGAATGGTTGACTTGCTAACATTCAACAAACCGTCAGGTTTTTTGAGGAATCGCACTTAGACTGGAACTGGTGTGAATGAAATTCATTAGCATCAAAAACATTCAACTTGATTGGGAGTATGGAATGAGGAAGTCGTTTCTTGCCGTTGCCGCCTTTGCGGCATTGGGTGCATCTGCGAGCGCATTCGCTGTTGGGAATGTGGAAGATGCGCATATCTGCGTGGTACGGGGGTGGGCTTGCGATGAAGCCGACCCGAGCTATACCGGCAGTGTGTTGATGTACCTCGACGATGGTCGATTGGTCCGCAAGCTGACAGCAAACAACCCACGAGAGGCAGGCGTGGGGGCGATGTGCGGTGGCAACTCCAGCCGTGGCTTTGCTGGAGATCTGGACACCACCACCGAGCAAGATTTTTCCAATGGTTATCACGATGTGCGCTTTTACTTTGAGCGCCGCAACGGCACGCTGATGGAGTTGTCGAACTCGCCAAAGCGAGTATTGTTTGGTAAGGCTCAGTTCAGTCCCGGCCCCGCCGAGTGCTCTTTCACCAACGGTTGGGGGAACTGATCGCTGATGGCAGCCCGGAATTCCCGGGCTTTTTTGTTTCCAAGCCATAGGAAATGAAGAGCCCCGGGTGCAAATTCCGGAGGTCAGCCGATCAACCCGCTCGGCCTATTCGGCAAAGCACGCATCGCATCCTGGGATACAAGGCCTGCGTGGCGACTGCTACAAGGAGATCTGCAGGGGCCAGAGACCACACATCAGCGCCCTACCACTGCAGATTCAGAAGGTTTGCACCTGAAAGCTGCCAGCAGGTTCAGCAAAGCATTCCGTGGACATCAAATTGCACTCTGTGAGCCGTAGAAATATGATGTGCTTTTTGAGGAGATCCGAAGGATGAAGATTGTTGCGGCGCTAGTAGTGGCGCTGGGGGCTTCCAGCGCTTTTTCTGCAGATGAACCAAACGCAGCGGTGGCTTCTGGCGTTGTTCGCATGTCCGCTTCCATGAACGAGTTGGCACTGGCATGCAAGCACATGTCCAGCCAAAAGGTGGACGAGGCGAAAGCGAAGCAGAAGACCGCGACGCTATCTGATCTGAAGGTCTCCGAGGCAGACTACGACAAGCTATACAGCGCTGCAGCCAGTGACTTCAAGAAGAAATGGTCTTCGATGTCTGCACAGCAACAGCAGCAGTCCTGCGATCAGATGAAGAAGATGCCCACGAAGCCCTAGAAGCAAAGGGCATTCCCGTTGTCTATCGCCACCTTCGGGTGGCGTTTGCATTTGGTGGCCTGCCATGTCCAAGCTACAGACCCTTAAGAGCACGCTTCCGGTCCTTGATACCCGCCGCGTGCAGACAATGCAGGCCGGCAGCTGGCGCACCAGTGATCAAACCAGCAGCCAGCGCGGCTACGGCTACAAGTGGCAGAAGGCCCGCGAGCAGTTCCTGCGAGAGCACCCGCTGTGCCTCATGTGCCAGGCGCAGGGCAGGGTCGAGGCGGCAACGGTTGTTGACCACATCACCCCGCATCGCGGGGATCAGTCGCTGTTCTGGCGGCGCAGCAACTGGCAGCCCCTGTGCGCCACCCATCACAGCCGTGACAAGCAGCGCGAGGAGGCTCGCCGAGTCTTATAGACCCGCGATCTTGCGAACCTCTGCCAATGTGAACTCTTGGCCTTCGTCTTCGAAGTCCTGATAGATGTGCTCACCCTTCGTGAGCAGCTCGTCCAGCTTCGCGACTTCTTGATCTTGCAGCTCGTAGATAACGATGAATGCTTCTGCTGGGTCTTGATCATCCGCGCCGAACTCTTTGGCATCCTCGTGAAGCGCTTTGATTGCAGAAACGGGATCAGAGGCTTCTCCCATCCATTGCAAGAATCCCGGGCCTGTGTCGAAGATTGCGTATTGCATCGATGCTCCTTTCTGATTGGTCTTGATGATAGATGGCTCTGGACGCTCATAGGGCAGGCATACCGTCGCACGTCAGCCGACTGGCATTTGCCCTGTACAGGGCTTCTATGCGCGTGCCAGGGCCATCGGCAAGGTGACTGGAGGGGAGGGGCTATGCAAAGTTAATGGGCTTCCGGCCTCTAGACCGCCCTGTTCCGCACGCGCAAGAAATTTCCCCCTATTCAAATAATTCAAATGGAGTTGCTATGTCCGGAGTCAAAGGGCGCAGCGGCGGCGCGCGTCCGGGCGCCGGCCGTCCATCGAAAGAGCCCGCATACCTGAATCTGAGCGTCACCTACGACGAGCCCGCCAAGTTCCTGAAGGCGGTGATGAACGACAGCGGCACCGAAGCCAAGCTGCGGATTGACGCTGCGAAAGCTCTGCTGTCGGCCGAAGTCCGCCGCGGCGAGAACGGGGGCAAGAAGGCCGCCCGCGCTGGCGCTGCAGCCACCCGGGCGAAGAGCGGGAAGTACGCATCGGCCGCGCCGCCGAACCTGCAGTAGGGAGGGGCGAATGCCTGAATGGTCTACCTCATGCGTTGACTGGGCTGAGCGGATCCGGGAGGGTCGCTCAATCATCCCGCCGCCGATCTTTCCTGAGGAGGCCGAGGCGGGTCTAGCCGTGATGCGGGATCTGCGCATCGTGGACGCCCCGGGAAGCCCACGCATGGCTGACGCCTGCGGGCAGTGGATCTTTGATCTGGCTGGCTCCATCTTCGGTGCCTACGACGCCCAAAGCGGCCGCCGGCTCATCAAGGAATGGTTCGTGATGCTGCCGAAGAAGAACTTCAAGTCCGGGTTGGCTGCCTCCATCATGCTCACCTGCTTGGTGCGCAATTGGCGCCGGTCGGCCGAGTTCACCATCCTGGCGCCAACAAAGGAAGTGGCTGACAACAGCTTCACTCCCGCCAAAGACATGGTGCAGTACCTGGAGGAGAGCGAAGACGAGGACGAGGAGCCCTACAGCGAGTTGGCGGAACTGATCCATGTGCAGGACACCCAGCGGATCCTGACCCATCGCAGCATGGGCGCGAAGCTGAAGGTGATCGCGGCGGACACGAATACCGTTTCCGGCAAGAAGTCTGCCGTGCTGCTGGTGGAGGAGCTTTGGCTGTTCGGAAAGATCGCCAAGGCAAAGGACATGCTGCGAGAGGCTGGCGGCGGGTTGGCTGCGCGTCCCGAAGGTTTCATCCTTTACATCACCACCCAGAGCGACGAGGAACCTGCGGGCGTTTTCAAGGAGAAGCTGGAGTACGCGAGGGGTGTGCGCGACGGCACCATCATTGATCCCGAGTTCCTGCCCATACTGTTCGAGCACCCGCCAGAGCTGGTGAAGAACGAGGGCTGCATGCTCCTGGAGAACCTGGCCATGGTGAACCCCAATCTGGGGTACTCGGTGGACCGGCCATTCTTGGAGCGCGAGTTTCGCAAGGCGCAGCAGGAGGGCAAGGAGTCGCTCAAAGGCATGCTGGCCAAGTACGGCAACGTTGAGGTCGGCCTGAAGCAGCGTTCCAACAGCTGGGCCGGCACAGAGTTTTGGGAGCTTCGTGGGAACCGCCGCATTTCGCTCGAATACATCCTGCGCGAGTGCGAGGTCGTTGTGGTCGGGATCGACGGTGGCGGGCTGGATGACTTGCTGGGCCTAGCTGTTGAGGGGCGATACCGAGGCGTGACTCGCTGCGCGCTCTGGAACAAGGCTTGGATCCACCCCATTGGCATCGAACGGCGTAAGTCGGAGGAGCCGAGATACCGGGACTTCGAGCGCGATGGCGACCTGGTGGTTGTGGAGAGCCCGGGGCAGGACCTGACGGAGCTTGCGGCGATCTGCAAGGAGATCTACGACGCCGGCCTGCTGGCGCGTATAGGCCTGGACCCGGAGCGCACGCACAAGGTGGTGTACCAGGCGCTCATTGATGCCGGGATACCGGAGGAAATGATCATCGGCATCTCGCAGGGTTGGAAGCTCACCGGCGCCATGGCTGTCGCGGAGCGGGGCCTGGAGGATGGGAGTCTTACTCACGCGGCACAGCCTCTCATGGCCTGGTGTGTGGGCAATGCGAAGGTGGTGCCCTCAGGCAATGCCTCGCTGATCACGAAGCAGGCCAGCGGCACAGGGAAGATTGATCCGCTGATGGCCTCCTTGAACGCCGTCACGCTCATGGCCACCAATCCGCAGGCCAAGGGGCCATCCGTCTACGAGACGCGCGGCATGCGCTTTCTATAGGGCACGACCACATGAAGATATTCGACAAGCTGTTCCGGCGAGATGGGCCGGAGGCTCAGTCGCGCCCGCGAGCCAGTGCGGAAGGCATCACCTTCCAGGGCCTGGACGACCCGGCGCTGCTGGAGTTCATCCGCAACGGCCAGATGGGCGCATCGAACCGGATGCTGCGCAACACCTCGGCGCTGCGCTGCCTTTCACTGATCGGCAACGGCTTGGGCATGCTGCCCACCAGCCTTTACCGGGCCGGCGACGACAAGGAAGTTGCCAAGGATCACCCGGCGCACAAGCTGCTGCGCTACAAGCCGAACCCCTGGCAGACGCCGATGGAGTTCAAGAGCCAGATGCAGCTGCTGCTGGAGACCGAGGGCAATGCATACGCGCGCATCATCCGCGCCGCTGGCCGCCCGATCCACCTGATCCCCTTCGAAAAGGGCAAGGTGGACGCCAAGCTGGGCAGCAACTGGCGCATGCAGTATCGCTGCACGACCGAGAACGGCGGTCAGATCACGCTGGACCAGGAGGAGATCCTGCATGTGCGCGAACTCTCGTTCGACGGCGTGCTTGGCCTGTCCAAGCGGCAACTGTCCACTGAGGTCTTCGAGCTGGCTGAGCAGGCGCAGCGTGCGGCCGGCAACATCTTCAAGACCGGCGTGATGGCTGGGGGCGCTATCGAGACGCCGAATGCCCTCTCAGATCAAGCGTACAACCGCATGCGGGCTTCGCTGGACCAGGGGCTCAGCGGTTCCGAGAACGTCAACAAATGGATGATCGCGGAGGAGGGGGCCAAGGCCAATCCCTTTACCTCGACGGCCAAGGACGGCCAGCAGCTGGAAAGTCGCAACCACCAGATCGAGGAGGTCGCCCGTCTGTACGGCGTGCCCCGGCCGCTGCTGATGATGGATGACACCAGTTGGGGGTCCGGCATCGAGCAACTGGCCATCTTCTTCGTGCAGTTCACGATGACGCCGCGCTTCACGGCCTGGGAGCAGGCACTGGAGCGTTCGCTGTTGACGGATGCAGAGCGGGGCCACTACTACTTCAAGTTCAACGAGCGCGCGCTGCTGCGCGGCACGCTCAAGGACCAGGCGGACTACTTCGCCAAGGCGCTGGGCGCCGGTGGCCACCAGCCATGGCACACGGCCAACGAGGTCCGCGACCTGGCCGAGTACCCGGCAGACCCGAACCCGAAGTTCAACACCCTGGGCGATCCCTCGGGGAAGAAAGCAAGCAATGAGCCTCAAGCAACTACCTGAGATCCGCGCGGATCACCGGCTGTCCAAGGCTGGATTCGACCTGCGCCCCGATGCTGTGGACCGATGGGAACCCGAGGTGCGAGCCTCGGCCAGCGACGCGGAAACGAGCATCTCCATCTACGACTCCATCGGCGAAAACTGGGAGGGCACGGGCGTCACGGCCAAGCGCATCGGCGCCGCACTGCGAAACATCGGTGCGCGCGACGTGACGGTCAACCTCAACTCCCCGGGCGGCGACTTCTTCGAGGGCATGGCCATCTACAACCTGCTGCGCGAGCACAAGGCAAAGGTGACCATCCGCGTGTTGGGCGTGGCCGCCTCGGTGGCTTCGGTGATTGCCATGGCCGGCGACGAGATCCTGATGGGTGATGGCTCGTTCCTGATGATTCACAACGCCTGGGCCGTGGCCGTCGGAAACCGCCACGACATGACCGACACAGCCGCCGTGCTGGCGCCGTTCGATGCCGCGATGGCTGCGCTGTATGCCCACCGCTCCGGGATCACCGAGGCTGAGGCCGCGATGCTGATGGATCGCGAAACCTGGATCGGCGCGCAGCAGGCTGTCGATGACGGCTTCGCCACGGGCCTGCTGCCCAGTTCCGAGATCACCCGCACGGCCCAAGCATCTGGCGCGCGCAAGCCGCTGGCGCTGATCGAGGCCTCCATGGCCAAGGCCGGCTACTCGCGCAATGCGCGCAGAGATGCCTTCAAAGCCCTGTTTTCCAACGGCACGCCGGGCGCTGCCGATCTTGAGGCCACGCCGCGCGCTGGCCCTGAAGTCGCAGCCTCGCTGCAATCGCTGTTGGACACGATGCGTGTGTAGACCGCAGCAACCACCAACCCAATCGGCCGCCCTTGAGGCGGCTTTGTCATTTCTGAAAGGGCCACACCATGGCAAAGCAACACACAGCACGTCCCGTTCCCCGCGGCATCATGGCCGTCCGCGCCGAGGCTCCCAGCAACGCCGAAGTCAAGGCATTGATCGATGGCCTGCAGCAGACATTCGCCACTTTCCGTGCAGAGCACACCAAGCAGTTGGAGGAGATCAAGGCCGGCAAGTCTGGTGCCGATCAGGAGGCAAAGCTGGCGCAGATCAATGCAGCGCTCGACAAGCTGCAGCGTGAAAGCGAAGATGCGCACACCAAGATCGCCGCAGCTCAGATGGGCGCACCTGGCGTTGCTCTTCGCGACAAGGAGTACAGCGCCTCCTTCGATGCGCACATGCGCAAGGGCGATGTGCAGGCAAGCCTCAACAAGGGTACGGCTGAAGAAGGCGGCTACCTGACGCCCGTCGAGTGGGATCGCACCATCACCGACAAGCTGCGGGACGAGTCGCCCATGCGCGAGCTGGCCCAGGTACAGACCACCAGCAAGGCTGGCTGGACCAAGCTGTTCAACATGGGCGGCACGGGCTCCGGCTGGGTCGGCGAGACTGACCAGCGGCCTGAGACGGCCACTCCGGTGCTAGCGGCGCTTGGCTTCGGGCATGGCGAAATCTATGCCAACCCGGCTGCGACCCAGCAGATCCTGGACGATAGCGAGATCAACATCGAGGCATGGCTGGCCAGTGAAGTTCAGGCAGAGTTCGCAGAGCAGGAAGGCTTGGCTTTCATCAGTGGCGACGGCGTGAAGAAGCCTGCCGGTATCCTGACCTACGTAACCGGTGGCGCCAATGCGACCAAGCATCCCTTTGGCGCGATCAAGGTCACCAACAGCGGCGCTGCGGCCGACATCAGCTCCGATGCCGCGCTGGACCTGATCTATGCCCTGCCAAAGAAGTACCGCCAGAACGCGCGTTTCCTGACCAACAACTTGACCATTGCGAAGCTGCGCAAGCTCAAGGACGGCCAGGGCAATTACCTGTGGCAGCCGTCTTCGCAGGCTGGTCAGCCGGCAACGTTTCACGGATACGGCCTTGCCGAAGACGAGAACATGCCTGATGTGGCAGCCAATGCCGTGCCGATCCTGTTCGGAGACTTCAAGCGCGGGTATCTGATCATCGACCGCATGGGGGTTCGCGTGCTGCGCGATCCCTACACCAAGAAGCCCTACGTGCTTTTCTACACGACCAAGCGCGTGGGCGGCGGCGTGCAGAACCCCGAGTGCCTGCGTGCAATGAAGGTGTCGGCGTAACCAAGAAGGGGCTTCGGCCCTTTCTCCATTTCAGGAGAAGACGATGAAGGCAACCAAGCAATTCAAAGGTGTTAAGGACGGAGAAATCTATACCACCGTATTCGAGGTGGGAGATGAGATCCCGGCCGAACTCGAAGCCGCCGCGATCGAACTGGGCGCGGTTGAGCAAAAGAAGGCCGTCGCTGGTACAGATAAGGCGAAGTCGTAGCATGCCCATCTTGACCATCGAGACGGCCATCGACCACTGCCGGGCTGACCCGGAGGACGCCGCGATGGTCGAGCTGTACCTCGGTGCTGCCATCGACGCTGCCCAGGAGTACCTGGGCCGCAAGGTGTACGCCGACCAGGCCGAGCTTGACGCTGCGGTGGCTGCGGGTGAGGCCGGTGAGCTGCCTATGGTGGCCACCTACTCGGTCAAGGCCGCGATGCTGCTGATCTGCGGCCACCTCTTCGCCAACCGCGAGGACGTGGTGGTGGGAGCGCAGTCCTTTGCCATGCCCAACGGCTCGCGCGACCTGCTGCGGCCCCATCGGAAGGTGCAAGGCCTATGACCACGTTCCGCGCCGGCACCCTTCGAGACCGCATCCACATCCAGCGCAAGACAGGCGGCAAAGACGGCTGGGGCACGCCCGAGCCCGAGGCCTGGGAGAACATCTCCCCGGGCCGCATCGCAGCCAACGTGCTGCACAAGTCTGGCCTGCGCACGATCAAGGCAGACGCCGAGGTGTCCATCGTCCGCGCGGGCATCCGGATCCGGCGCCGCGCTGGCGTGGACGCCGGCATGCGCGTGCTGTTCGACGGCAATGTCTACGAGCTCAAGGCGGTGCTGCCTGGCCCAACCCGCGAGTACATCGACCTGGTGTGCGAGCTCATCCAGGGCAAGTCTTGAAGGAGGATTGAATGGCAAGGCGCACCCTATCCAATCCAGGGCGGGATGGCCGCCGCAAGGTGCTGACAGGCGGCAACTCGTTCGGCATGGAGCTCGACCTGAGCGCCGTGGACGACATGCTCAGCGCATTGGAGTCCGGCGTGGAGGCGGCCATCCGGCCGATGGCCCAGGCCGGTGCACAGGTGATCTATGAGCGCGTCAAGCTCAACGTCCAGGGTCTGGGCCGTGTGACTGGTAACCTTCACCGCTCCATCTACCAGTACTTCAGCGACGAGAAGTCGGAGGACGGGAAGAGGGCGGAGTACCACATCAGCTGGAACCACAAGAAGGCGCCGCACGGACACCTGGTGGAGTTCGGCTACCTGCAGCGCTACCGCTACTACCAGACCAACGACGGCCAGGTGCGGCCCATGGTGCGGCCCGGCATGGACGGCCAGCCGCCTCCACCCCGCCGCGCGAGCCAGGCCCAGAAGGACGCCTACTACGTGACTCTTCCGAGTCCGAAGCAGGTGCCCGGCAAGGCATTTGTGCGCAGCGCGGCCAGCTCGCTTCCGGAGGCGAAGAAGGCCGCCCAGGCTGAGCTGTGGCGCCGGTTGTTTGAGCAGGGGGGCTACGGTGGCGCTTGAATCTGACCTCATGGCTACGCTACTGGCGGTGTGTCCGCGCGTGCACGTTGGAACGGCCCCTTTCGGCACCCAGCAGCCCTACGTGACGTGGCAGCACATCGGCGGCGATCCGTTGGAGTGGCTGGACAACACGGTGGCCGACAAGCGCAACGTGCAGATCCAGATCAATACCTGGGACAGCACGCCGCTCAAGGCCTTTGCTCTCATGCAGACCATCGAGGCCGCACTGCGCGGCGCGATGCCCCAGCTGATCGCGCGCCCAGTCTCCGAGCCCATCGGGGCCTATGGCGACGGCGACGAGACGCCGGGCTACCTGCAGACCTACACCATCTGGGGCGCCCGATAGGCCGCCCATCCCTTCCGCCGCCTGGCGGTTTTCTTGCCCGCTCGGGCGCAACTCTCTACCCGCTTCGGCGGGTTTTTTCATTTCCGAAAGGCCCACCATGGCATACACCGTTCCGGACGGCAGCAAGCTGTTCATCTCCACCGTCTACGCCGCGGCTATCGCCGTCACGGCCGTGACCAACGCCAGTCCCGCCGTGGCCAGCGCGGCGGCGCACGGCCTGCCCAACGGCAAGGAGTTCATCTTCACGTCCGGCTGGGACGACGCCAACAACCGCGTCTTCCGCGTCGCCAACACGGCAGCGGGCACCTTCGCCATCGACGGGCTGGACACCCTCAACGAGAACCGCTTCACGCCAGGCGGCGGCATCGGTTCGGTGCTGCCCATCACCACCTGGCAGGAAATCCAGCAGGTGCTGAACCCCTCGACCTCGGGCGGCGATGCGCAGTTCGCCGAAGTGGCTCCCTTGGCCAGCATGAACACCTTCCAGATCCCCACAGGCTTCTCGGCCACCAACATCACCATCCCCATCGGCGATGACCCCAGCCTGCCGGGCTACAAGGCTGTCAAGAAGGCCTCCGAGGACCGCCTGCTGGTTGCACTGAAGGTGCTCAAGCCCAACGGCAACGTGAACTACTTCTACGGCTACATCGCGCTGAACGAGATCCCCTCGCTCACCAAGGGCCAGGTTGACACCGTGAACGCCGCCATGGCCCCGCAGGGCCGCACCACCCGCTACGCCGTCTGATCGGCCCCAGTTGCACCGGCCCGGCTGTTTCGTCTCTCAGCAGAGGCGGGCAGTCGGGCGCGGGCATTTCTCATCCATCTGCTGAAAGATCATCACCATGAACGCTCCTGCAAAGAAGGCCTCCATTCCCGCCAAGACTGATAAGCCCGCCGCCTTCGTGTTCGGCAAGCGCCCCGAAACCATCTCGGGCAAGGTCGAATTCCCCCTGCCCGATGGCAGCATGGCCACGCTCAATTGCACGTTCCGCTACCGCACCCGCAAGGAGTTCGGCGAGCTCTGGGATGACGTGGCAAACACTGCAGTGCGCCTGGCCACGGAGCAGCAAGAGCAGTCCGCCAAGAGCGATGGCGACGCCTCCAAATTCACCTACGCCTACATGTACGAGCGTGGTGATGCGGCCAATGCCGAAAACGCCATGAAGTACCTGGTGAGCTGGGGCGACGAGAACCCGCCTGTGACCAAGGAATCGCTGAACGAGCTGTTCGACCAGGCACCCGGTGCGAGCGCCGCCCTGTGGGACGCCTACCGATCGCTCTGCACCACGGGCCGCCTGGGAAACTGAGGGCCATAGCTGCTGCCATCTACCGCAAGCCCCCGACAGCCGAGCAACTCGGCTTTTGGGGCATGACGTACCGGGATTGGGAGGCAGAGCAGCAGCCCGTGGAGATATGGCCTGAGAACTTCCCGGCCTACAAGCTGTGGTGCAAGGTCGGCAGCCAGTGGCGCTACACCATGAGCGGCCCGGCCTCCCTCGACTACATCCCGCTGCAGCACGAACTGGATCGCATGGGCCTGAGCGAAGAGGACTACGACGCGCTGTTCAGCGACATCCGCGTGATGGAATCCGAGGCCTTGGCCGCCATTCGCGAAGAGTAGTGCCGCCCGATGGCGGCCTTGGATTGGAGGCAGTATGGATTCCCCTGGAAAGGCCACGATGAACGCAGCGCAAGCTCAGGCGAACACCGCCGCCGTAAGCGCCACTTCAGCCATTGTTTCGGCAGGTGTGGCGCGCGCCGCTGCCACATGCGCATGCCCCCGTAAAGGCTGCCATGCATGCGACATGCTCGCCAAGCAGCACCCCGGCGAGGTCATCGTGCCGGCTGCATTCACCCCCCGGGCTGGTGGTCAGGCTCCCGGCGAAGGCCTGGAATCCAGAGTCTCCAGAGCAATGGAAGAGATCAAGGGCTGGAGTTCCGCTGCGTTCAGAAGTGCGGCGCTCCAGCCAGAGGAGGATGAGTTTGGGCGCAGATTCATCGAGCACGGCGCGATGTGCTATGCCAACTGCTTCCTCACGCTCCAGAGAGCCCTAGGCGACGCTTCACCTCCTCCTTCAGAAGCTCCGTCATGATGGCAATAGATACGCCTCCTGTGGTTGTGGCGACCTTGTTTTTTACAGTTGACCAGACGGTCTTGTTGCGCGCGGAGTCGATGAAGTCGTGTCCGCGCGAGGTCAGCGAGATGGGAATTGCTTGAGGGACGGTATCGCCATAGGAAGATGAGTTCGCTGCAACTATCAAGCCAGCATCGGCGAGCAGGTGGCAGTGATATCCGATTTCCCTCTCTGACTTTTCTGGAATTCTTGGGGAATCGGCGTCGTGCTCCTCCATCCAGAACAGGATGTCTCTGATCAAGTCCATGTCTCGCTTCATGGTTTCGCTCTCCTGGCGATGGGTTGTGTGGAAGCTCCCATCGTATGCCAGGAGGGCGCCCGGCTCTGAAGGCTCCAATGCGCTACGATCAGAGGAATCTCGAAGTTTGGAGCGGATATGGAGTTGTTTTTCCTGTGGCTGATCTTGTGCGTACTTGTCGGCGTGTGGGCCAGTAAGAAGGGGCGGTCTGGCATCGGGGCGTTTCTATTTTCCCTTTTCCTGTCGCCTCTTGTGGGCGCAATCATTGTTGCTCTCATGAAGCCAGAGGGAGAGGCCGCACTTCCCCGAGATGAGCTGGGCAATCCCATAACGCCTGCGACCCATGTTCATTGCCCGGACTGCCGAGAGCTTGTGCGCAAGGAAGCTCGCAAATGCAAGCATTGCGGTTCGGCCCTGATGCCGCAGTAGCGGATGAAACCGCCAAAGGGGCGTTTCTGGGCGCATGGTTGAGGATGGATGTAGACGCTTGGTAGCGGTATCTTCCAGTACCATCAGGTGATGGGTTACTACGTCCTGGGAATCGCTAAGGGGCTGGGTGACGATGTGGAGGCTTTGTCTGAACAGATACGTGTCCGCCCGCGCGCTCGCTTTCTCTCGGGCTATCTAAACGAAATCGCTCCAGCGTTCCAAGAATTCTCCGACCGGGGGGAGGAAATCTTGACGCTTCACAGCTTTGCGAGCATCCCCTCCAATCAGATCGATCTCGCGATGGCTATCTGCGAGCGGCTGCGGCAATCTTTCTTGAAGAGGCCGAAGATGTGGAGAGTGCATTTGGGCACCATTAAATTCCCGGGAGAGGCAGAGAAGCCTTTCGAGCCGCTGGTGGTTAGGCGAAGGGCCCTGTCCATGATCGACCGAATCCAGCATCTCCTGGACACCGTTCGCAACGACGGAGGAGTAGTGGTCTTTGGTGGTGGTGCTTGGTATGTTCCACTCTGTGGGATCGAGCTGCCACCAGACACTGTCCACTACTCGTAGCCTCCTGCATCGTCGCTGGACTGATGGAAACCTTGGCCTGATCCCCGCTCTATGTCGTGAGCTTGTGCGAAGGTTGAAATAGCACAGCGTCATTGAACAACTTCAGAGCCCCGGACCTCCGGGGCTTTTCTATTTCTGGCTCGCCTTTGGCGGGCCTTTTTTATTGGGCGGATCTATGACGCAAGAAGGACCCAAGGCCGTCGTCAGTGTGGTTGCGGAGGACAACACCAAGGATGCGTTCAATCAGATAAAGCAAGGCGCCAAGGACACTGCTCAGGCAGTCACAAGGGCCGGCCAGGAGGCGAGCAAAGGCATCTCTCAAATGGGAGGTGGCGCCGAACAGACCGCTCGAAAGCTGGAGTCCTTTGAGAAATCCTGGGTCAACAGCGTTCAGCGCGCCCTGGTCGCCGCAGAGGCCGGCGAGAAAGGGACCGCCAAGTATTTCGAAGCCTGGGGCAAGTATCGCGGCATTGGTGGCGATGTCATGGAGCCGATCCTTGCGCAACTGCGCGCGGTCGAAGCCGCTCAGGCCGCCGCTGCTGGCGCTGCCACAAAGGGTCTGGGCACCATGGGGGTGTCCGCAGCGCAGACCGCCGCAGCGCTGCGCCAGGTGCCTGCCCAGTTCACCGATATTGTTGTGTCGTTGCAAGCAGGTCAGGCACCGCTGACGGTGCTCCTGCAGCAGGGCGGCCAACTCAAAGATATGTTTGGCGGCACTGGCGCCGCTGCCAAAGCCCTTGTCGGATACGTCATGGGGCTGGTGAGCCCGCTCACACTGGTTGCTGCCGCTGGCGCTGCGACGGCTGTGGCGTTCCATCAGGGGGCTCAGGAGAACGAGGCATTCGTGCGCTCCATTGCCCTCACCGGCAATGCTTCGGGCGTCACCACAAGCCAGCTGCGTGAGTACGCGCGGCAGATCGATGCTGTGGTGGGGACTCAGGCACAGGCTGCGTCCGGCCTGGCTGATTTTGTCGCGGCTGGTGTGCGTGGTGGCGACGAATTGCGCCGCTACACCCAGACCGCCATCGAGTGGGAGAAGCTCACTGGCCAGGCTGTCAGCAAGACGGCTGACCAGTTCGCCAGCCTGCAGAAGGATCCGTTGGCCGCCGTCATCAAGCTCAACGAGGGGACCAACTTCCTGACGGTATCCGTGTACGAGCAGATCAAGGCCTTGGATGACCAGGGTCGCAAGGCTGACGCATCGAAGGTAGCCATGGACGCGCTGGACGGCGCCATGCGCGAGCGCGGCAAGACCATCAAGGACTCCCTGGGGTACATCGAGCGTGGATGGAATGCCATCAAAAGTGCAGCGTCTGGAGCTTGGGATGCGATGCTCAACGTTGGCCGCGCATCAACCCCCGTAGACACGCTGGCTGCGGTGCAGAAGCAAATCGCTGATCTTGAGAAACGCTCCTCAGGCGGGTTTGGCGATACGGGTGGCGGGGCGGCGACTGGCAGGCCTAGTCAGGAAGCTGTCGAAAGAATCAAGGCGCAGGTTGCGGCTTTGAAGCAGCAAGAAACGCAGCTGCTTGCGACCATTGATGCCGAAAAGAAAAATGCTGCCGCGAAGGAGGAGTCGAGCCGCGTAATGCAGGCGCGGCAGGAATTTGACAAGACATACGCCAAGGCGCTGGATAAAGAGGCGACTCTTGAAGAGAAGCTCACCAAAGCCAGGAACGAGGCAGTTGCAGCTGGGAAAAGCGAAGCTGACATCAAGACGGTCTTGGCCTGGGTAACCGAAGAGCACAACAAAGCCAACAAGGGTAGTGCTGCTGCTGCGCGCGAGGCCAAAAAGGAGCTTTCCGATCAGGCCAAGGTCTATGCAGAACTGGCCGGGTTGAGCAGCACTTATTACGAGGAGCTGGCGCGCGGTCAGAAAGAATTCGAGAAGGGCAACATCACCCAGGCCCAGTACATCAAGTACGTCGAAGACCTGATCAAGAAGCAGCCGTTCGCCATCGCTCTGGCCAAGGAGGAGGAGAAGGCCCGCCGCGACCTGCAGAAGGCCATCGAGGACGACATCAAGCAGGCCGACCGCCTGGCCGACAAGCGCCAAGCCGCGATCAAGTCTGCGGAGGATGCCGTGCGCAAGGCGCGCCAGGAAGAGGAGGCGCATGCCCTGGCTGCTGCAGCCAACATCACACTGGCCGAGGCCGTAGAGCGCCTGACCATCGCGCGCCTGGAAGAGCAGCTGCAGATGGCCCGCATGGGCACGGAGTCGCAGTCCACCATTGATGCGCTGGAGCGGGAGCTCGCCGCGCGCAAGGAACTGCTGGGTGTGCTGCAGGAGAAGGGCTTCCGCGAGGGCAACAAGAAGGCGGCGGACGAAGCTGCGAAGGACTGGGACAAGACCGCCCAGACCATCAGCCGCACCTTGAGCGACTACATCATGGGCGGCGGAAAAAATGCCGCTCAGTACCTGAAGCGGCTGTTTGCCACGCTCGTGCTGGAGCCCATCGTGCAGTACGGCGTGAGCGCCATCATGGGTGTGGGAGGCAAGAGCGGCGGGGCCGGAGGTGCTGGCAATTTCGCGCTCAACAACGCCGGATTGTTTGGTGCCGGCGCTCAGGCCTTGTGGGGCATGTCTGCCGGCGCGAGCACCGCCAGCCTGTTTGGAGCCAATGCTGTCGGGATGATGGGCGGCGATGCCCTGGGCGCGCTGATCGCTGGTAACGGCGCATGGGCCGGCGTGGGTGCGGGCGCAGGAGCAGGCGCGGCTGGCACGGGCGCAATGGGCATGTTGGGCGCGATCCCCGTCTGGGGTTGGGCGCTTGCTGCTGTTGCCGCCCTGGCGCTGGGTGGCGCATTCTCTTCGCGTGGCCCGAATCACTCGGGCGGCGTGGCGTCCACTGCTACGACCAATCGAGATGAAGCTGTCAAGCAAGTTCTGGGTACGGATGCTTGGGGAAACACGCTCACCGACTTCACGACGCGCGGAAACAAGGATCTCGACAAGAAGCTGCAGGCCACGGTCAACGGCATGCTCGACATGTACAAGGCGCTCACGAAAGTAGGCGGCGTCAAAGCGCGCGACATTGACATTGCGGCAGGTTTCTCGCTCAACCCGAAATACGGTGATGAAGGGGGCATGGGCTTCTTTCAGATCCTCGACAAACAGACCGGAGAGGTGCTCAAGAAGTACAAAAACCGGGACTTGGATGCTGACCCTCAGAAGGCATGGCTGCAGTTCGTTGCAGATATGGGCGGCGAGCTGGTTAATGAGATCAAGAAGGGGGACATCCCGGGCTGGATGCGTGAAGAGCTTGACGCCATCGGTGAAAACGTAACGGTGGAAGGTCTCACTGCAGCTATCCAAAAGATCGCCGTGATCGATGCATCGTTCAAGAACTGGGGCAACACCCTGGTCGGCTTCAATGACCTGAACGCCAAGGCGCAGACGGCGTTGCTGAAGACCTCGGGCGGCATCGAGGCGCTGACTGGCAACATCAATGCGTTCTACGCCGGGTTCTACAGCGAGGCCGAGCGCGCCGAGATACTGCAGCGCCAAGTGCGCGAGCAGCTCAAAGGCTTGGGTGTGGATATCGACCCCAAGGGCGGCGAGGCGGCCAAGAAGGCGTTCCGCAAGTTGATCGAGGACGCGCTGGCATCCGGCAACACCGAGTTGGCGGCCAAGCTGCTCGCCCTGGCGCAGCTGTTCGGCGTGGCGGCGGACGCGGCTCAAAAGGCTGCAGAAACTGCGGCTGATGCGGCGAAGACCGCAGCTGACGAAGCGGCGCGAGCACTGGAGGAGGCCAAGCAGAAAGCCAAGGACGCAGCGCTGGCGAACTTCGAGGCGGCTGTGGCCCGCGAGCAGGAGTATTGGCAGCGGATCGTGACGGACTCGCAGGCCGCAGTGCAGGCGATCTCCAGCATCCTGACGCCGTTGAAGCAGAGCGCGAAGGAGCTGTTTGGCTCCATCGATACTGCTCAGCAGATGCAGGCCGCTGCGGGCATGGTGTACATCGAGCAGGCCCTCGCGAGCGTGCGCGGTGGCGCCAAGCTCTCCAGCTTCGACGGTCTCTCGGACGCAGTAACGGCGGCGCGCGGAGGCATCACATCGGGCCGCTACGCATCGCAGTTCGAACGTGACCGCGACGCCCTGGTGCTGGCCAACCAACTCAGCCAGATCGCCGGCTACGGCGACGCCCAGCTCTCCACGGAGGAAAGGCAGCTCAAGAACTCGCAAGAGCAACTGGAGCGGCTGGACAAGACGCTGACGTACTGGCGCGACTTGCTTGAAGGCAAGGACAAGCAGATCGACGCCACGTTGAGCGTGGAGCAAGCCATCAAGGCTCTGGAGAAGCTGATGTTCCCTGATAGCCCGGGAGGCACCGGGACAGGCTCCGGGAAGGACAACGGCGGTGCGGTGCTCGGGCCGAGCACGCCGGGCAGCGGCGGCGCCTACACGCCGCCGAAATACGTGACTCCCCATCCCGACGGGTCAGGCGGCACCTTCTACAACCCGATCACCGATCCGGGGCGTGTGGCGGAGCTCGACAAGTACCGCGACGGTTATCACGCATTTGACGGCACGGGTGACGCGGCAGGTCTCAACCAGTGGATCAAGGACAACAACCTGTCTCCCAAGGACTTGGCCGACCTGTCTGGTCTGTATGAGCGTGATTGGGATAACTGGTACAGCAAGAACGGCTTGCCGTCGTATGCCGTTGGCACGAACTACGTGCCGCGCGACATGCTGGCTCAGATCCACGAGGGTGAAGCCATCGTGCCAAAGGCCTTCAATCCCTGGGCCAGCGGGGGCGCTGCCAGTGGTGCAAATAGCAATGCTCGGCTTGAAGGCTTGGTGGCGCAACTGATCGATGAGAACCGCACACAGGCGGGCCAAATCGTCCGGCTCAACTCGCAGATCGCACGGCTGCTTCAGCGTTGGGATGGCGACGGGATGCCGCAACCACGTAAAGAACGAGAAGGGGTAGCAGCATGAGCATCTCATCGCTCGTTGTCATTGCGCCGCTTGCTGTGATCCCAGCCATGCTGGTGAGCAGCGATGTGCCGGAGAGCGACTATCCAGAGTGGGCGGCCGGCACGGCCTACGCAAAGGGCGCGCGGGTGATCCTCGCAGCCCAGCACAAGGTCTACGAGAGCACGGCGGACAGCAACACGGGCAACAACCCCGCGACGCCGTCCTCCGAGCCCAAGTGGGTCGAGGTCGGGCCGACCAACCGCTGGAAGCCGTTCGATAAGTCGGTCAGCAGCCAGGTCAAGCAGGCCAACAACATCAGCTACCGGATCAAGCCGGGCCAGGCGATCACATCGCTCGGGCTGCTCAACGTCACGGGAGCCACAAGCATCCGTGTGCGGTTGATTGATCCGAGCTTCGGCGAGGTTTACGACGAGACGACCTCCATGTCGTCGGTGCCGGTGGCGGCCGGCTGGTGGGAGTGGTACTTCGGAGAGCGGCGCGCGCCAACCCAGGCCTTGCTGCAAGACCTGCCCAGCTTCCCAGCGGCGGACATCCTGATCGACATCGTGGGCACGTCCGCACTTGCGGTGGGCGTGATCCTGATGGGCCAGCGCCGGACATTCGCTCTGGGTGTCAAGTCGGGGGCGCGCGTAGGCATCCAGGACTACTCGCGAAAGGAGCGCACGGAGTTCGGTGACGTTGTGCTCGTTGAGCGGGCTTTCGCGAAGCGGGCGGTATTCCAGATGTTGCTGCAGTCGCGTGAGGTGGATTCCTTCAATGACTTTCTCACCACGGTTCGCGCGACGCCATGTCTCTGGATTGGCTCCAGCCGATTTGAATCAACCACGGTCTATGGGTTCTACAAGAACTTCGAGATCGTTCTCTCCTATTACGACTATGCAGACTCCGAGCTGGAGCTGGAAGGGCTGACATGACGGATATTGTCTCTCCAACGCCAATTGCCGCACTGCCGCCGGCGCCGCAACCGACGGACACGCCTGCGGAATTCAACACAAAGGGCTTTGCAACGGTTGCTGCCCAAGTGGCAATGATTCCGCAGATCAACACTGCGGCGGCTCAAACAAACCAGAACGCCGTCGCGGCCAATGAGCTGGCTGTGGCCGCGGATGCGTCGAAGTCTGCAGCTCAGGCGGCGGCGGGCACAGCCACCACGAAGGCGGGAGAGGCAGCCGCCAGCGCTACGGCATCGGCCGGCTCTGCAACTGCTGCATCCACGTCGGCAGGCAATGCTGCAGGCTCGGCCACGGCTGCCTCTGGCTCTGCGACGGCAGCGGCTGGCAGTGCCACAGAGGCGGCGGGGTCTGCCACGGCGGCGACTACCGCGAAGACCGGGGCGGAGGCTGCGCGCGACGCGGCGCAAGGCTTCCGTGACCAGGCGGCAGTGTTTGCGACCCAGCAGATCAAGGGCAGCAGCACGACGAGCGTGACGCCGGGCGCCGGGGCAAAGAGCTTCACGATCGAGGTCAATCGCTCGTTTGTTACGGGCATGTACGTGGTGGCCACGTCCACAAGTGACCCTGCAACGCAGATGAGCGGGCCGGTGCAGAGCTACAACCCGGGCACGGGGGCTTTGGTCATTGCCGTGGACATGTTCAGCGGTGCATCGGCGAGAGCGGACTGGGTCATCGGCGTGGCCGCGCCAGGCGCAGCCACAGGCCTCGCCCGCCAGGTGGTCACTGCAAACACTACGTGCGTAGCCGGTGTTGCCTACATCGTCGCAGCGGCCGGCATCACGCTCACGCTGCCCGGCAGTTGGGCTGCAGGCGAGCGGATCGCGGTCATCGAGGCTATCGGCGACGGCGGTCAGTACTCCATCGCATTTGGCTCGACAAAGCTGCGCTCTCGCTCCATGGCGACTCAAGTCATCTCGGCCGTCTACGGCGCGACCGGGGTGCTCACATATCAAGACGCAACGAGGGGCCTCGTATGAACACACTTTCCGGAATTCTGGGGCAGGGCGGCGGGGACTTCCCGGTCTGGTCTGCATCGCTCACAGTTGTGCAATTTCAAATCGTGCGCAGCCCTCTTGACGGGGAGCTCTACACGCGGACTGCCGCCACGGGCACGAGCGCTACCGACCCTGCAGACGACATCACGAACTACCGCGCGGAGTCGTACCAGCGGGTTACCGCTATTGTCTGCGATGCCGTGCCGCGCGCCTCGGGCGGCCTGTTTGCGACGGGCAGCAAAAAGACCTTGTTGCCTGCAATCGCAACCGGTGTCAGAACGCTTGCGCTGGAAATGCTGGGGCGTGGAAGCTTGGATTTCTTTGCACTGAGCCGTGGCGTGCCAGGAACCATGCGCGTCGAGATACTGCTCGACGGCAGGACCGTCTTCAATGATCTGCAAACCTACGCAGACGGCTATTACTCAATAGTTGTCGGGGGCGTTGCGCCGAATAGCTCCAATCAACTGGAAACACCGATTGAAGGTAGTGGGCTTGGATTCCGGCGGCATCTGCGTATTTACGTGACCCCGCCTTCGGCCGCAATTGTCGCAGGCACAGGTGTGCTCGCATACAAGTCGAGGAGCCAAGCATGAGCGAGATGATTGAAGAGATCGTGGGCGGCGTGATCGTGCGGCGCTGGCCCGACGCACCGCACGTCGATGCTGTGCCGCACTCCTGCTCGCGTCGTCAGGGCCGGCTTGCACTGCTCACGCTGGGCCTGCTCGATACGGCCGAGGCGGCCATTGCGGCCATGCCCGACGGCGCGGACAAGCGCGCCGCGCAGATCGAGTACGAGGCCGACACCTGGGAGCGGCACAACCCGTTTCTGTCGGCGCTCTGGGCGCAGCTTGGCGGCACACCGGAATCGCTCGATGCCGCTTTCGGTCTCGCTGTGACGCTCTGATCCACCCCGACCAACAACAACCCGCTTAGGCGGGTTTTTTCATGCCCAACGAGGAGGGGCAATACATGAGCAATGAGAGCCGAGTTCAAGCAGCAATAGAGGTAGCAAAGGCGGCGCCTGCAGTCGCTGGAGCGGCTGCGTCCACGTTGACGCTGAACGAGTGGGTGGCCATAGCAACGGGGGTCTACATCGCGATTCAGGGCCTATATCTGCTGCGCAAATGGTGGCGCGAGGAGCGGCAGAAGGGTGGCTGGCTGGCAGATCCTGGCGAGACGGATATGGGGGCGCTATGAGCAATAAGGCGAAACTGATCGCCGCTATCGGCGCCGCCGTGGCTGCCCTGGCCGTGCCCCTGGTTGCCCGGTACGAGGGAACGGTGCAGACCACATACCGCGACCCCGTGGGCATCGTGACCGCATGCACGGGCCACACGGGGCCGGAACTGCAGATGGGCCAGGTGTTCACTCGCGAGCAGTGCGAGGACATGCTCTACAAAGATCTGTTGAAGCACACGGCGTCCCTGGAGTGCGTCAAGGCTCCGATGAGCGATGGCCAGAAGGCAGCCTTCCTGAGCTTCGCATTCAACGTGGGCAACGGCGCATTTTGCTCCAGTACGCTGGCGCGCAAGGCCAACGCGGGGGACATGCCTGGCGCGTGCGCTGAGCTGAGTCGCTGGACCTATGCTGGTGGCAAGCGGTTGCCGGGCCTAGTCAACCGGCGTGCGGCCGAGCGCCAGTTGTGCGAGCGGGGGCTGTCGTGATCGCCGCTCTCTACACCCACCTGGCAGCCGCCGCCGTGGCCGCCGCGCTGGCATGGCAGTTCCAGGGCGCGCGCCTGGGTGCCGAGCTGGCCGAGGCACGGCTGGAAACCACCACCCAGCAACTGGCTACCAGCACGTCCCAGCGCGCTGCAGACGCCCGCGTGCGTCAGGCCGAGAAGGCCATGACCACCAAATACCAAGGAGCCCTCAATGCCGCCCGTGACCGCGAGGCGCTGCTGCGCCGTGATCGTGACCAGCTGCTCTCTGTGGCTGACGGCCTGCGCGAGCAATCCGCAGATGCCGCCCGCCGACTTGCCAACGCTCCCTCTGCCGCCGTCCTTGAGTACGCCACTGCCCTCGGAGCCGTATTTGAAGACTGCCGCGCAGCGTATGGTGACTTGGCAGCTAAGGCTTCAGGGCACGCAGCTGATGTCCAGACCCTTGGCGCCGCCTGGCCGCTGATGCCACCCTCAGACTCTGTACGAATGGACTAAGTCGTTGCTGTAAATTCAATCGACATACCAGCTCATCGGATAGCTTCTCGTTGTTCGCGAAAGTATTGTGCCATTGCTCTTTTGTATATCTGCCTGAGCGTACTGACCAAGTGTATTGGCAGCAAAATTCGCAGATCTAGGAGGGCTTAGCACGGCTCCAAATTGTGCTCCTGCGGTATTGTCTATAAGAAGATCCACGTTCCCCAGACAAACAATAGACTGCGTACTATCGTATTTCACGGAGACTTGCGCACATGGTGCGTGCCAATGTTGCGCTCCTGCATCAAAAACTACTACCTTTATAGAGGCGCCATTAATTGCCGCAGTTCTAAGAGCCTGCAAGGAGCCGGCTGTTGTTGCTCCATTTGCATCATTGGAGTAGATTAGATTCCAAGCGTAAGAATTGCTTGCCAGAAAAGCAATGGCGGATATGCAGAGAGATCTTTTAATAAGCATTTTTTTCATGTGTGAAGGAGATGAAATTGTAGACTGTGTTTTCGGCTTGGGCAGGGAGTCGCTCGCACGCTGCCGATGATTTATTGAACATACCAACGCATGGCGTAGCGCGTTTGCGATGTGGACATCAGGGCGCCTGTGCCAAGATTGATGTTGTTCTGGGGGAACTGGCCAGCGGTATTTGCTTTGAAGTGCATGGACTGAGGCGGGCCTATCATCACACCAAATTGCGCGCCGGTCTCTCCATAGGTCCTAAGATCCATGCTGCCAATGCAGACGACTTCCTGCGTAGCTCCCATGTGTATGGACACTGGCGCGCATGGGAGCTGGAAGTCTTGGTCCCCAGGCAGCACCGCCACCGCTTTGACAGATGCGCCATTCGAGGCGGCGTTCCGAAGCCCTTGCAAAGAGCCCGCTGTCGCTATCCCGTTCGTATCATGTGCGTATGCCAACGTCCATGCGTGCGATGCGCCAGTGCTGAGAGTCAGTGCCGCCACGGCGAGGTATCGCTTGATAATCATTATTACTTTCTTGTGTATATTAATTTGTAAGGTGGAATTTATATAATAAATCCACGAACGCCATTTTCCGAACTTTTGGCGCCGACGATGCAAACACCTTGCGCAGAGGCTGCGGCAAGTGACGTTATATCTTCCACAGTGATCACTGATTTGCGATTGACCCGAATTCTGATCAATTTGTTAGGCTGGGTTTATTCCACAAACCAAGACATCTGATGGTTGACAATTGTGCTCGATACAATTCCTCCATCACCAAGCCTCACATTGGTTTGAGAGTATTGCCCAAGCGTGTTGATAACGAAGTGTGCCGCCTGTGCTGGGGTTGTTGCAGCGCCGAACTGCGCCCCGATGCCCAACTGAGATTCAAGTGGCCAGTTTCCAACACATACAACTGCTTGGCTCGTGTCATTCCGCACAGATATGTTTGTGCAATTAACTAGCCAGTTATGAGCAGTTGGTCTATGAATCAAAACTTTCACCGCTGCTCCACTATTAATAGCATTTCTTAGCGTTTGAATTGAGCCCGAAGTTGCCGCGCCGGAAGGGTCATTTGTGTAGACCAGTGTCCAAGCGTGGGAAGCGCCCGCACTGAGAGTCAAGATTGCGAGTGCAAGGGCTTTTTTGAGGATCATGATTGTTTCCATGTGTAAGGGAGGCTGCATTGTAGGCATGCACCGTTGCTCTATCAGCCCTCCGGACAGATCTCCATGGCCAGTCCAGCACCGCATAGGCGTCTGCGTGCGGCCCGTCGAATGCGCGAATGCCGCGCTCATCGTCCCAGAGCGCGCCAGTCCAGCGATGCGCAGCAGGGAAGGGTAGGCAGCCGGTCTCACGTACCATGTACCCATGAGCTTCGATCAGATCGCAATTGCCCTGCTGGGCGCCCTGGCGGCCTGGCTCTCTCAGGCCAGGGGAGAGAGCTCGCGCAAGTGGGCGCCGGTGTTCGGCATGCTGGGCCAGCCGTTCTGGTTCTATGCCAGCTGGCAGGCCGAGCAGTGGGGCATCTTCGCCGTGTCGATCATCTATGCGGGCGCCTGGGCTCGGGGGCTGTGGGTCTACTGGATCTCGCCGCGGCGGCAGCATGGGACGGGCTCGATCCAGCTGGTGCCAGGCCGAAAGTCATGATCCTCACACTGCACATAGACAAGGAAGAGCCCGGCCTCTACACGGCTCGCGTTCTACATTGCCAGGCTGAAGTCGAGGAGTTCCAGTCCGGAACGATTTCCGAAGCTATTCGCGACTGTGCGGAGGCGTCTCTGCAGGGCCTCGATGGATTCCATATCTGGTACGGCCATGTCTCCATCGGCACGACGTCGCTCTATGCCATGCGCCACGACGCCGAGACGCTGGCTCAGCGGCTAGTCAGTCTGCATTCTCAGTTCGATGATTAG